ATGCTGGCAAGCGACTTCGTGGAAGCGAAGCTCAAGTTCCCGCGCATCGTGCAGCCGAAGATTGACGGGGTGCGGGCACTCCACACGACCGGCAGCTTTACCGGGCGCAGCCTCAAGCCCTTCAAGAACAAGCACATCGGGCAGTTCTTCGGTCATAGTGCGCTCGCCGGGTTCGACGGGGAGCTTGCGGGTGGGCCTGAGAACCATCCAGATCTGTGCCGCACGACGAGCAGCATGACGGGCACCATCAAAGGTGAACCCTATCTGCTCTGGTGGGTGTTCGACTTCGTTACTCCGGAGACCGCCCACCTTCCCTATCATCATCGCTGCGCCGAGGTGCTGCCCCGCGAGCTCGAACGGGTACGCAACGAAGCGCCCGACCAGTGGCACCATCTCCGACTGATTCCCTACGAAATCGTCAACAGCATGGAGCAGCTTCTCGCGTACGAGGAGCGATGCTTAACGCTTGGGTTCGAAGGGGTCATTATCCGTGACCTCAAGGGGAAGCATAAGCAGGGCCGCTCCACGCCGACCGAGGGTGGGCTCTTGCGCATCAAGCGCTTCGTGGATTTCGAGTTCACGGTGTACGAGATTCTCGAAGGTGACGAGAACCAGAACGAGGCTCAGATCAACGAGCTGGGCAACACGTTCCGGAGCAGCCACCAAGAGAACAAGGTGCCGAACGGTATGATTGGCGCAATGCTGGGCAGGACGACCGCTGTGGTCAAAGACCCCATCACAGGCGCTGTGCTATTCGACAAAGGTGCCGAGGTAAAGGTAGGCGCGGGGTGTCTTGACCACAACCAGCGGCGCTACTACTTCAACAACCAAGACGAGTTCATGGCACTGGTCCACAAAGCCAAGTTCTTTCCGAAGGGGATCAAGGACAAGCCGAGGTTCCCGACGTGGCAGAGTTTCAAGGACTCAGCTGATATTTCGTAGTTTAATCTTGCTTGCGGGCAGCGGAATCGCTAAGCTGTGCAACCGCATATGACGAGGAGAATCGCGTGGCGCTTAACTTCACAGATGCTAATCAGGCATCGCAAATGTCGGGGGTAAAGACCCTCGTCTACGGGCCAGCGGGTTCCGGAAAGACGGTGCTAATGGCAACCGCTCCAACCCCGCTCCTTATCAGCGCTGAGTCCGGAGCGCTGTCGCTGCGCCAAGCGAATCTGGAACGGTTGTACGGGGTCGGCAACCCTCACATCTGTTACAACATGCCCATCATCGAGATCAAGACGGTGGAGGACCTTACGGACGCCTACAACTGGTGCGCCACCTCCCCGCAAGCGCAGGGGTTCCAGACCATCTGCATGGACAGCATCTCCGAAATTGGTGAGGTTGTGCTCAACAACGCCAAGCGGCAGGTCAAGGACCCGCGCCAGGCGTATGGAGAGCTCATCGAGAAGATGGAGTCCGTTGTTCGTTTGTTCCGCGACCTGCCGAACAAGAACGTAGTGATTAGCGCCAAGATGGAGCCGACGAAAGACGAGCTCACTGGCGTGGTGAAGTACGGTCCTTCCATGCCGGGCGCCAAGCTCGCACAGAAGCTGCCGTACTTCTTCGACGAGGTTTTTCGTCTTGGGATTGGCCAGACTCCCCAGGGCGAGAAATATCGCTTCTTGCAGACCCAACCGGATCTGCAGTTCGAAGCGAAAGACCGGAGCGGGGCGTTGGCTCCGGTCGAAACGCCTGTTCTAAGCGCTGTCTTTGCAAAGATACTAGGAGCATAAAGTTATGGCACAACTGAATTTCGACGCAACGCAGGTCGAGCCGGATACCGGCTTTGACACTGTTCCGGCGGGATGGTACAACGTCTCGATGGATGAATCGGACCTCAAGCCGACGAAGGACGGGGCTGGCACCTACCTTCAGGCACGGTTCAACATCCTCGACGGCCAGTATCGGGGGCGCAAGCTCTTCACCCGGCTCAACATTCGCAACGCCAATTCCCAGGCGCAGGAGATCGCTCTCCGGCAGCTTTCGGCAATCGGTCACGCGGTCGGCGTTCTGCACATCCAGGACTCGCAGCAGCTTCACGGTCTTCCGCTGAAGGTGAAGGTCAAGATCCGCAAGGGCGATGACAACTACGAGGACTCGAACGAGATCATCTCGTACAAGAACATCAACGAGCCGGTCGAAACGGTCGGTGGCGCCGGCGGCGCTCCGCAGGGGCAGATGCCTCCGCAGGGCTTCCAGGCTCCGCCGCAGCAGCCGCAGGGGTTCCAGCAGCCTCCGCAGCAGCAGTTCGCTCCTCCGCAGCAGGCGCAGCAGCCCGCTCCGCAGCAGTTCCAGCAGCAGGCCCCCGTCCAGCAGTTCCAGCAGCCGCCGGTCGAACAGCCTCAGCAGCCGGGTGGACAGCAGCCCTGGGCCCAGCCTCCCCTCCAGACTGCACCTCCGCCGCAGCAGGATCCGTCGAACCCCTTCCAGGGTCAGGGTCAGCAGCAGCCGAATCAGCAGCAGCCCTGGAACGGTGGGCAGGCGCCACAGCAGGGTCAGCCCCAGGCGCAACAGCAGCCGCAGGGTCAGCCCGATCCGCACGCTGCCGCAGCGCAGACCGCTCAGCAGGCACCTCCGCCCTGGGCGAATCAGGGTCAGCCGCAGGGCTAATCCTACACAGCCGGGCCTTCGGGTCCGGCTGCTCGTTGAGGGGTGATCCATTGGGCGGGCCACCCCTCTACCAGCAGCCGGAGACACAAGTGGGACACCTAACACACGCGCTCGAGACCATGCGCAAGATCGACAGCATGATCGAGGCTGACGGCGGCGCACAGTTCCGCGGCTGGCTTGGGCGAGTGTTACCACACATCGGAGACGCCTACCGTGACGACCCTGACGAGGGATTCCGCGGGCACCTTGGCGCCTCGATTCTTGGTGAGGAATGCGGTCGGAAGATCTGGTACACGTTCCGATGGGCTAGCAAGCCGAAGTTTCCCGGACGGGTGCTCCGCTTGTTCAACCGTGGGCACCTAGAGGAAGGGCGCATCATTGCACAGCTTCTAATGATCGGTGCTCAAGTATGGCAGCAGGATGCAAATGGCAAACAATTCCGAATCTCGTGGGCCAGTGGCCATGCAGGTGGATCGGGAGACGGGCTTACGCTTGGCATCCCTGATGTACCCGAACTCATGTGTGTTCTTGAGTGCAAGACGCATGGGGAGAAGTCATTTATTGAGCTTGCTGGAAAGCTTCCGGAATGGCGAAATTACGTTCTGGGAAATGGTCCCTTCACGGGAAAGGGAGTAAAGGCTGCTAAGCCCGAGCACTATATCCAGATGCAGCTTTACATGCGGAAGATGGGCTACACCATGGCCCTCTATATCGCAGTCTGCAAGAACACTGACGACCAGTATATGGAGCTCGTGACCCTTAACCCCGAGCTTGCGGACCAGTTCGCTGATCGCGGTGAGAAGCTGGTATGGATCGAAGGTGCGCCTCCGCGCATCAACAATAGCCCGGGCTTCTTCAAGTGCCGCTTCTGTGATGACAAGCCTGTCTGCCATCTGAAAGCGATGCCCGCTATCAACTGTCGCACCTGCCAATTCTCTAAGCCCATACCCGATGGCAAATGGCAGTGTCTCAAGCACAACATGGAGCTCGTTAACGCGAAGCAACAGGTTGGCTGTCCTGATTGGCACAAGAACGAGGACTTCTAGTGGCTGTTCCTGCTGGCGGGTTCCAGGACCGCCCATACCAGACGGAAGCAGTTAAGTCCATCTGGGACTACTTCCGCACGCACCAAGAAGGAAACCCGCTAGTCGCGATGCCGACCGGGACCGGCAAGAGTGTGGTCATTGCTCGCTTCCTGCAAAGCGTATTCCAGCCCTACCCGATGCAGCGGGTGATGATGCTAACGCACGTCAAGGAGCTAATCGCACAGAATTACGAGAAGCTGATGATGCTATGGCCGTTCGCGCCGGTGGGCATCTATAGCGCAGGGCTCAACGAGCGCAATTCGATGTGCCCGATTACGTTCGCTGGTATCCAGTCTGTCTGGAAGAAGTGGATGATCTTCGGGCATATCGATCTGGTGATCATTGACGAAGCCCATCTGCTCAGCCCTAACGACCAGACCATGTATCGCTCGTTCCTTGCGGGGCTGCGTTCCGTCAACCCGTACCTGAAGGTCATCGGGTTCACTGCAACGCCTTGGCGCTTAGGCCACGGGCACCTCTGCGACCCGTATGAGGACAACAAGGGCAATATCGTTCCGTCGCTGTTCACCGACGTGTGCTTCGATATTACAACCATGGATTCGTTCAACCGACTGATTGCCGAAGGGTATCTGTGCCCGCTTATCCCAAAGAGGACTAAGCTGGAGCTGAGTACCGATGGGCTTCATATGCGCGGGGGCGAATTCATCGAAGGGGAGATGCAGCAGCTCTTCGATAAGGACGAGATCACCGAAGCAGCTCTGCGTGAAGCTATCCAGATTGCAGCTGAGCAGGACCGGAAGCATTGGCTTATCTTTGCATCCGGCGTTGAGCACGCAGACCATATCGGTCAAATGCTCGACCACCTTGGAATCAGCAACGGGGTCGTCCATAGCAAGAAGGAAGGTCGAGACCAGATCATCGATGACTTCAAGCGCGGCAACATTACAGCGGTCGTGAACAATAACGTACTGACCACAGGCTTCGACAGTCCGCACATCGACCTTATCATTGTGCTTCGGGCAACGATGAGTTCAGTGCTGTGGGTCCAGATGCTAGGGCGCGGCACCCGTCCAGATTATGCGCCCGGATTCAACCTTAGCGATATAGGAGGACGCTTAGCAGCAATCGCAGCAAGTGAGAAGCAGAATTGTCTCGTGCTTGATTATGCTCGCAACACATCACGTCTTGGGCCTGTTAACGACCCTGTCATTCCCCGCCGTAAGGGCGAGGGTGGCGGGACAGCGCCCGTCAAGGAGTGCCCGAAGTGCGAGTGCTTTGTCCACGCCAGTCTTCGCTGGTGCAACGGGGTCTTCCCGAACGGAAACCCCTGCGACAATGAATTCACCTTCGAGGTTAAGTTCAAAGCGGAAGCAGCGAGCGACGACCTCATTAAAGGTGAGATGCCGCAAACCTCGGTGTTCACCGTGGACCATGTCTCGATTGACGAGCATCGGAAACTCGGTAAGCCCCCAAGCGTGAAGGTCACCTATTATTATGGATACAAGGCGATTAGTGAATATGTTTGCCCGGAACACGCGGACTGGGCGGGCAGAAAGGCTCGAAAGTGGTGGACCGAACGAGCAGGGACCGAATTCCCTACTAGCACAGCAGCCGCTATCGACAGAATACGGGAAGCTCGAATGCCGACGCATATTAGGGTTTGGACTAATCGGAAACCTTACCCTGAGATTATGGCATTCTGTTTCGATGGGACTGCGTTCGGCACAACCGAAGAGATTACGCCGCCTGCTGAGGTTGAAGTCCGAGGCGTCAGCGAGTCGCGAGTTGCCCCACCCTCCGGAGTGAGAATGGCGTTTGCGGATGACCTAGACGATGACGTACCGTTTTAGGTCTTGCAACGGTTGTGAACTGTGCTAAGCTAGGGGCATAAGGAGAAGAACTATGCCTATCTCGGAACAGCAGTTTGTGGATACCCTCGCCAGCACGCTCACAACCGCGCTCAAGAACGGCATGACCCTGAAGATGGTCAAGGAGCGGGTGCCCGCGCACCTGTCCAAGAAGCTGGGCGTCCCTGTGTCGGAGTTCCACGCTACGCTGGAGCGCGTCGAGGGGCGCATGGGTTTCGAG